CTGATGATTATGAAGGGCAGTTAGAAAACAGAAGAACCATTATCTATACTCTTGACTTTGAAATGAAGACTGCGTTCTATGGTCCCATCTCTTCGTCTGGTATCATCCGTAAGGCTATTGTGGACTTCAGAGACCCTGACGTATCTAATAGCTTAACAGATTCTGATAATATCTTTGAAAGAATTACTGTTACTCCATTCCCACTAGATGCCGACACTAGGGATAGCGTAACAGATTATACTATTACTATAGCTAATGCTGATAATGGAGACAGTATCTAATGAATAATATTATACCAAAAAAAGATATTCCAGAAGGTGTTCATTCTAGTTATGATGAAGACCTAGACCTTGTTCGGTCTACTTTACGCACTCTTTTACTTCAAGGTGAAGAAGGTCTTCAACTTGCCAAAAGTGTTGCTGATGAAATGGAACATCCTCGGGCTATTGAAGTCTTGACTGGTATGATTAAGCAACAATCAGAAAATGCACATGCTTTATTGGCAATGCATAAAAAGAATCAAGAGATTAATGTAACTCAAGCCAAAGGTGCGCCAGAGGAACAAAAGTCTCTTACACAAAATGTATTTGTAGGATCCACAGCAGAGTTACAGAAAATGCTGCGTGGAGATGGAGAAAAGGTGATTGACCATGATTATGACAGAACTGACCAAGGGGATATTCAAACTCCTTAAAAGACTCATTGGCGAGTCTAGTATTGCATTAGCAATCATTTATACTATTGGGCATATCTTTATTGCCACAATCTGCAACTGGTTAATTACAGGTGCAGCTATGGAGTTAGCGGCTATTGATGCAATTGTAGAACCCATCATTAACGGGATTTGGTTCTATACACTCCATAAACTAGCAAAAAGATTTATTAAGAATGACTATGAAAGATTCCGATGAAAGTGATAGAAAGCGTGCAAAAAGCAGCAAGTATGTATAAAGTATCACGTCAAACAGTTCGTAATAGAATAAAAAGTAACAAGTTTGATTGGAAATATTATGAGTGATATTTTTTATCTTGGTAACAGCCAAGTGAAAAAAGATGGTGTTGAACAAGGCTGGACTAAAGAGGACATTGTTGAATACCAGAGATGTATGCAAGACCCTGTATATTTTGCAGAGAACTATGGTAAGGTAATTAATCTAGATAAAGGTCTAACACCTTTTAAGATGTATCCTTATCAGAAGGAAATGTTCAAACACTTCCAAGATAACAGGTTCTCTATTGTATTAGCCTGTAGACAGTCTGGTAAGTCTATTAGTTCGTGTATGTATATTCTTTGGTATGCACTATTCCATCCTGATCAGACGATTGCTGTATTGGCAAACAAAGGTGCAACTGCTAGAGAAATGCTTTCTCGGATTACTCTTGCGCTAGAGAATATTCCGTTCTTTCTACAGCCAGGTACTAAGGCACTCAACAAAGGTTCTATTGAATTTTCAAATAACTCTAGAATTATGGCAGCAGCAACGTCAGGTTCATCTATTCGTGGTCTTGCAGTAAATCTATTGTTTCTGGACGAGTTTGCATTTGTAGAAGATGCAGCAACATTCTATACCTCTACCTATCCTGTTATTTCATCTGGTAAAACTTCTAGGGTGATTATTACTTCTACTGCTAATGGTATTGGCAATACTTTTCATAAAATTTATGAGGGTGCAGTTCAGTCAACAAATGAATTTAAACCCTTCAGAGTAGATTGGTGGGACGTTCCAGGGCGTGATGAAGAGTGGAAGAAACAAACTATCTCAAATACTTCAGAACTACAGTTCCAACAAGAATTTGGGAATACGTTCTTCGGCACAGGTAATACACTTATCTCTGCTGATGCACTAATGAATATGAAAGCAGTGAACCCTATCGTTGACCTTGATAATGTAAAAGTCTATGAAGAACCAAAACCAAAGCATGATTATATTATGACTGTAGATGTTGCTAAAGGTCGTGGTCAAGATTACTCTACATTTAATATTATTGATATATCAACTACTCCATTTAAGCAGGTTGCTTGTTATAGAAGTAATATGATTTCACCTATTCTTTTTCCAGATATTATTCATAAATGGGCAAAGAAATATAATGAAGCATATGTTATTATTGAATCAAATGATGCAGGTTCTGTAGTTGCAAATGGACTTTACTATGATATTGAATATGAGAATATGCATGTAGAGTCTATGATTAAAGCAGGTGCAATTGGTATGACTATGAATAGAAAAGTAAAGCGTATTGGTTGTTCCAATCTCAAAGACTTGATTGAAGAAAAACGATTGCATATTGTTGACTTAGATACAATTAGTGAGTGTTCTACTTTTGAAGCAAGGCGTGATTCCTTTGAAGCATCCGATGGTAACCATGATGACTTAGTAATGAACTTAGTTCTGTTTGCATGGTATGTTGGCAGTGAAGCATTTGTTAATCAAACTGATGTAACAATGAAACAATTGCTATATGAAGAGAAGATGAAAGCAATTGAAGATGAAATTACACCAGTTGGAATTATTGATGATGGTATAGAAAGAGAAGAGAGAGAAGCGATTGGTGGTGATGTTTGGATATCAACTAACACAGAAATGTTCTAAAATCAGATATTTATAAATATTATCGTGTTTTGAAACTGACTTATCATGTGTAACTTATTATTAATTCAAACGAAAAATAAGAGGACTTACAAATGGCTTTATTTTCGCCTTCCGAGTCTCCCGCAGTAACCTTTAAAGAAGTTGATCTTACCGGTATCGCACCAAACGTTCAAACAACCACTGGTGCTTTTGTTGGTAATTTTAATTGGGGTCCAGTTGATACTCCTACTTTAGTTAGTAATGAAGCCAATTTGGTAGAAAGGTTCTCTGCGCCGGACACAAACAATAGTGTGGACTTTCACACCGCCGCATCTTTCTTAACTTATTCCAATAGTCTCTATGTAATTAGAGGTGCAGAATCCGCTGCTGTAAATGCGTATGATTCTGATGGAAGTGTATCAGCACCTACTATTGATAATAGAGTAGATTTTGATAATCAAATTTCTACACTTGACACAAGTGGTCATACTTTTATTGGTAAATGGAGAGGTTCTTTAGGTAACTCTCTTAAAGTAGAGATTTGTCCAGCTGATTCCGCTTCTGGTCCTGGTACAGTATTTACTGGATGGGCTTACAAAAACGAATTTGACTCTAAACCACAAACTTCTACATACGCATCTAATAAAGGCGCTTTGAATGATGAAGTTCACGTTATCGTAATTGATGAAGATGGAGAATTTTCAGGAACTAGAGGAACAGTTCTAGAAAGATATCCATTCTTATCTTTGGCATCTGATGCTAAGAACACAGATGGTTCTAGTAACTACATGATTGATGTAATTAATAACAACTCTAGCTATGTTTGGGCAGCAGGATTTAATTCTGATTTGACCAATACAGCTAATGCTGGCACAGACACTGTTAATGGCAGAGATTATGTATTGGATACTGTTGCAGTTCAATCGTCTTCTCTGGTAGGTGGTGCAAATTCTGGAACTTTGTCTCCAGCGACAATTAATGCTGGATACAATCTTATCCAAGACCCAGATACCTATCAAGTTGATTTCTTGATTGGCCCTGCATTACCTTCTAATAATGACAGTGCCGATGCAATTGCTGAAAACTTGATTACTATTGCAGGAACAACACGTAAAGATTGTGTTGCTGTAATCTCTCCACCAAAATCAAAGGTGGTTAATAATAGTGGTTCTGAAGTAACTGATGTAATTGCATTTGCTGATGGTCTCGCTGCAAGTTCTTATGCTATTGTTGATGATCAGCACTTAAAGGTTTTTGACAAATACAATGATGAATTTATTTTCATCCCAGCATCAGGTTCTACATCTGGTCTTATGGCTAGAGCAGATAGAGATGCAGCTCCTTGGTTCTCACCGGCTGGTGTAAATAGAGGCACATATTTCAACGTTGTAGGATTGTCTCACAATACGACTAAATCTCAGAGAGATTCACTTTACAGATCAGGAGTTAATCCAATTACAAACTTGCCTGGTCAAGGGGTAACTCTGTTTGGTGATAAGACTTTATCAAGAAAACCTTCTGCATTTGATCGTATCAATGTGCGCAGACTGTTTATCACTCTTGAAAGGTCTATTAGTCGTGCAGCAAGAAATGTTCTCTTTGAATTGAACGATGAATTTACAAGAGCAGAATTTGTAAATATTGTTGAGCCAGTTCTGAGAGACGTTAAAGGTCGTCGTGGTATTACTGACTTCAGAGTAGTTTGTGACGAAACAAACAACACTGCTGCTGTAATTGATCGTAATGAATTCGTTGCTACCATCTTCATTAAACCTTCCCGTTCTATTAACTACATTACTCTTAATTTTGTAGCAACTAGAACTGGTGTAGATTTTGAAGAAGTAGCTGGTCAATCAGCATAACCACAATTAAGGAGATATAAAGATGGCTATTCTTGGAGTTGATGACTTCAAAGCAAAACTGAAAGGTGGCGGTGCTAGACCTAATTTATTTAGAGCAACGATCAACTTTCCCGCTTATGCTCAAGGTGATGTAGAAATCACCTCTTTCATGTGTCGGGCAGCTCAACTGCCTGGTTCTATCATGTCTGAAATTATTGTACCTTTCCGTGGTCGTGAGTTGAAGATTGCTGGTGACAGAACATTTGATGTTTGGACACCAACGATTATCAATGACACTGACTTCAATGTCCGTAATGCTATGGAACGTTGGATGAACGGTATCAATGCTCACTCTGCAAATACTGGAATTGTTAATCCTACAGATTATCAGACAGACTTAGTTGTAGAGCAACTTGACAAAGATGAAAGTGTGTTAAAAACATACACTTTTAGAGGTTGTTTCCCAACTAACATTGATCCGATTGACCTGTCCTACGATCCAGCGGCAGCGATTGAGGAATTCTCTGTGACTTTCCAAGTCCAGTACTGGGAATCACCCGGTACAACCAGTTAATAAAGCTGCATAAATAGAAATGTCGGTAGCGAAAAGGAGTAGCTACCCTGTCTTTCCCTTAAAGACTAGCTACCGTCATTTACTTCATTCATAAGGGAGAATAAAAATGAAAAAGCATAAGCATCATATTATACCACGACATATGGGTGGCACTGATGACCCATCAAATATAATTGAACTAACGGTCGAAGAACACGCTGAAGCACATAGATTGCTATATGAAGAATATGGCAAGA